GAATAGTCATAGCCGATCAAAAGAATCTTGTCGTAACCGAAGAAATTCTTTCGGCCGTCGTTATCACTTTGCGTGAGCATGATGACCATCGCGTTCGACACGTTGGTGCCGGCGGGGATGAAGTTCGGACACTTCGAAAGTTTCGAGAACTCAACGTGTGAATCGATCACGTCAAGGTTCGAGAAGAAAACAATCTTCTTCCAATTTCCGTTGTGGCTCCACTCGGGGTTAGCGCACACGTTGATAAAGAGAATTGTGTTTTGGAGCTTATCTTTCCAAGGCTCCATATATTTTTTGTAGTCGACGTTTGCGTCACACACCATGACGTAAGTTGGCGCAACGCCATGATCGAGAAGATGACCCATGGTTTTGTCACACGCCATGATGTCGACGTTCTGGTGATTCTTTACGATCGTGTCGATCTCTTCTTCAAAACTGTAGCCGTTAGCCACGCACAAAACCGCGCGACCGACTCCGCAGTTTTCAAACTCTTCAAGCGTCGGCTGTTTGAAAGCCGAATGTTTCTTTGCGTTCTCACGCCATTGCGGACCCCATTGTTTGATCGCCGCGTTTGATTGTTGTCTGATTGCTTCTGTGTTCATCGCCATTCGCCCACCCCTAGTAGAAAACCTCGCAGTTGAAAGTCAGAACCCCCGACCTCAAATGCGTTTGTTGGTTCAGTAACTCGGTGTAGTATTTGCAACCACTCGGCCTTTGCCAATTAACTTTACCGCGTAGCGTAGCGTCAGAACGCAAAATCAACTCGATGTTTTCCATCAACTGGCTGATGTCTTCATCAGCGGGGTCTTCGTCCACCGACGCTATATTTGAATTCCAGATGGAGCCCAGGACGGACACTTCTATGGTGGCCCGTCGTTGGTTTAAAAGCTGACCGCCCTTGATTGTTTCACTCGACGAGGTCTTCTCGTTGATAAAGCAAGTCACGAGTGGAAAGAACGAAGCCTGCGGGCGAATCATCGCAGGGTGGGTCTTTAAGATCTGTTGCACGCGTTTACTGCCGGCGAGCCCGTAAGAGAGGTCAATGGGACTCGCAGTCGTCGTGTTCGCGTCCGTCAGGATGTTTTGGATCGCTTCTTTAATGCCGTTTAAGTCGACACGCGTCGCCATCACTTCGCCTCATCCAGCATGAAGTTAAGCGTCTGCTCCGAAATGTCTTCCACAGCTTTATCAGATAGCCACATGAAATCACGCTTCGGTAGGCGGCCCCCACCAGTGTCGTGTGCATAAGCATATGGAAAATCCTCGGAAGTCTTCGCTCGGTTGAACCAAAGAAGGCCTTCGCTGGTCGCTTTGAAATTGGTCGGCCGAAAGCTATCGCGAAGTCGACCGGTGAATTGAAGGATCATATTGTTTTGCCGACCGATCTTTTTCATGTGCTCGAGATACGATTCCGACCACGGTGCCCACGGGCCTTCGCTGCCTTCTTGTTGCGTGAAGTGACCGATCACATCCCGGAAGACAATAGCTGAAAGAAGGCCTGCGAATTTATTGTCGCCCCCTTTCACTTTGTTCAAATTGGTTGCTATCGACTTCAAAAAGTCTGCAACCTCTTTGTCTTCGAATGTCGCTTCGATCGATTTTTCTGCCAAGGTTACGAATCCCTTTCATCAGAAATATCGCTGAGTTTATCAGGATCGATTTCCCAATTGAGGCTGTCGTCTTCATTGAATGTCGGCGTGTACTGCTCTTGATTGCTTAGGACGCGGTATGCAGTGTTCGACATATCGGTGATGACGTTACCGCTACTGTCGGTCAAATCGAGCTTGTATTCTGAAATCAGTTTCAAGTTCGTGAGTGCCTGGTCGATGAGAGTCTTAGCTTGAGCGAGAGCTTCTTTACCCCCACGAGCCATGCGCTGATACATGTATCCTTCAGCGAGCGTCTCTGTAAGTGACGTCACCAAAGGCGGAACGGCTGTCGAAGTGGTATTGAAATTCTCAATCTCATACCGTTTCGACAGCCATTTATTTACTTCGTTCTCAGCGTGAATGATGAGCTTATCTGCAAGCGAAGTCGTCGCGCTATCGAATGTGGTTCCCACCATCAGGATGGCGAGACTTGTTGTCGTGCAGTAAAGACCCATCGTGCCCTCTTACTTTCTGACCTTAACTGGTGGAAGAGCCTTGCGAAGTTCTTCGATCTTCGCTTTGGCAGCGTGCGGTTCAACCCACTCGCCTTTCTTTTTCCAACCAAGAATCATCGATTCGAGTGCGGCTTTGTGTTTCTTCAGCATTCGGCCGAGATAGATTTCGTACACCCCACGGTGTTTGACCAAAACCTTAACGACCTTGTCGGCGCCTTTCATTGTGTAGAAGGTCGCGCGCGGCTCGAGAGCTTTTGCATCGCGGGATTTCTTCTGTGCGACTTCTTTGGCTTTCTTTACCGGCGCGGCGTCGGGCGCTTCGGCAAAGGTGGGATCTTCATCGATTTCGATCTCTTCATCAGTCTCAATCTCTTGATCGATACCTTCGTGATCCGGAACAATCTTCTTTCTTCGAACTACTTTTTTCTTCGCCACAGCATACCTCAATTCTGGCAAAATAAGTGGCCGCCCTTTTTAATGGCGGGCGGCCGTAACCATTTTTAAGATCCTACCGGATCTTAGATGCCGTTGATCAGATAGCCGGTGAGTGAGGCAACAACTTTTGGTTGTACCTTCACTTCGACTTCGATCGCAGTCGCATTTCTTTCTTGGTCAACCCAGCTACGAACTCGCGGCTGACGGCCAACGAATGTGTAACCGCACGACGGTGTTTTGATACCGCCGCCACCGGCTGGTTTCCAACCGATGAACGAGTTCGAGAAGAAGCTTGCGCCCGAGAACGCAACCCCTTCATCCGCCGAATCATAGATGGCTGTCGCCACCAACAATTCGTCGAGGCCGATCAAGGCCTGAATCATGTTCTTCGAAACCTCGGCCGACGTGTACTTCACGCGGTCGAGAACCGAGACGTGATTCTTCACGTTGTTGAAACCCGACAAAGGCAAGAAACCGAAATTCGGCTTTTTGCCCGAGTTCGCAACAACCGTCACCGTGCCCGTGTCGTAGACGCGGACCGGGTCCGAAGTCGTCGTGTTGTCAGAGAATGCGGCGCCCGCTGCGAGCGACACGTTCAATGACCACGACGTCTTGGTGAAGAGCGACGCCGTCATCAACTCGATCCGACGATAGATTGCGTCGGTCAAGCTTTCTGTCGTGTCGACCATCAACGACCCTTGGTCGTTCTGCTCTTCTTCGTCCACTCCGACGTAGTCCTTCAGAGCGTGCTGCTCCAAAGCGTACGACGAGAATGAAAACTCGAAGGTGAACTCGCGGGCCACACCCTTCGGAGCACGGCGGCTCTCAGGAATGCGGAAGTTCCGATCGTACGTGCGGTACAGATCGGTGTCCTTCACGACCGGAATTTGCGCCCAAATTTTGTCCCAAATGTACTCTTCATTCCGGTACTGGACAGAAACATTTGAGAGCAGCTTATTAACGTGTAACTGACTCTTCAATGGCATGTGCTACTTCCTTTCTATCCGTTACGGGATTGATTTGAACATGGGTTGAATCAAAACGTCGGCGATAGTGCCAGTGGCCGCAATGGTCGGGCCGATCAGCATACCGATAACGTAGCTACCGGCGGTCACATTCACATGCGGCACGCCTTGGCCTGCGTTGTTCGAAGCAACGAACGATCCGGTCGTGACCGTATCGTTGAAGTACAGCTTCGAAATCCCTGCGACTGCAACCGGAATTGCAGACGAGGTATCAAGGACTGTGTCCTGCGTGATACCGATCGGCGCTTCCGAAGCCGACGCGGGAACTTTCACGAAGTTCGCGGTTCCAGTCAGCGGCGCAACAATCCGGTAAGCCGGAATGGTTGTCGACGCCTTCATGGAAATTGGAGCAATATGGCTCATGTCGATTTCCTTTCAGTTTTTAGTTTTTAGCACTCTTCTGCCATGACAGCTTTGAGAGCAGCGCCGTAGCCGACTTTGTTCTTCGCGGCATACTCCATTGCTTTCTTGTGCATAGCATCTTCCTTCGCGGACTGATCTTTCTTGTCACCGACTGCCGAACTTTCTTCGAAGTTAACGTCAGATGCGGCCTTGAAAAGTTTCAGCGTTTCTTTCAGAAGCTCTTCTTTCGAAAGCTTCTGATCTTTTTCTTGGATCTTTACCGTGTACTCTTTCTTGGTCTCACCAAGCAAAGCAGTCACGAGCGGTTTCATCGCGGGCGTCACAAGCTTCTCTGCCGCGAGGTCAGAAACGAACTTCTCGACGCGAGCGACTTCAGCTTGCGCAACAAGTTCGGCTTTTTCTTTCTCAGCTTGCGCCTTGAAAGTTTTCAGATCTGCCAACTCTTTGTCGGCGTCAGCTTTCGCTTTTTCCGCTTGCGCGCGGAATTCTTTCAATTCCGCGTTCTCTTTTGCGAGACGCTCGGTCTCGAGTTCAGCGCGGAGTTCGGCTTCTGTCTTCTCTACTGGCGGCATGTTTTTCCCCTTGTTAGGATTTTCTTTTGAGTTCGGAATGAACTCAGTTTCAAACGCTTTGATCGTGGTCACCTTTGCATCAAAGGAAATCATCTTCGAATACGAAGACAAAATGTCCTGAAGATTCATCACGCCGGGCGTCTCTGCGCCCAAGAGCGCCACGGCTGCGAGCATCCGCTTGTAGGATTTCTCGCCGATTTTAATATTGAAGAAGATCTCGCTAGAGACCTTTCGATAACCCTTTTTATTAATAAGATCGAACAGCTTCTCGGGGATGTCCGCGAAGTCTGCGACGAGCTTCTCACCGCGCACGTAAAGACGCTCGACCCAACCAAGTGCGGGCATCCCGTCGCTGTTTCCCATCAGCGCATTCCCCACCACTTGCTTAGGATCGTGGCCGATCTTCAAGTAAGGCCGTGCGCCCGCTGTGTTTTCGTTGAAGGCTTTGACCATCTCATGCAGGTCTTCGAGCGTGAACTTGTCTTCGTTCCACTTACCTAC